ATATATAAAAAAAGAATTAATAGATAGACAATGTGCAGGAATACTTGCACCTTCTGATTGGCGAGTAGTAAAGGCGACTGAAACTGGGGGAACAATGGATAGTGGTTGGAAGACTTGGAGAGCAAGTGTGAGAACTAAATGTAACTCTATGCAAACTCAAATAGATAATGCTAGTGATGTTGATGCGTTAGCCGCTTTGTTTACTTATACAGAACAAGGTGATGGGAGCATAACAAGACCATTAGGCGAATTTCCAGTTAAGGAGTAATACATGGTTTTTTTAGTAGGTGGAGCAAATTCAGCCGCGGGTTATGAGATAGAAAATTCTGTTCGTTTTAATGATGGCGATAGTCCTTCTATGACTATTGCTAGTTTAGGAAGTTCATCAAGCAATGCAAAAAAATGGACTGTTTCTTTTTGGGCAAAATTAAGTTCTGGTCTAGGGGCACATAGATGTATTTTTTCCGCAGGAGAATCAAGTGGAGGTGAATACGTTCAAATAAATTTTACTGATGGTGATGAATTACAACTTTATTCATCAAATTCTCTTGGTGCGGCCGATAACACAGCAACAAATTTAAAAACTAATGCGAAGTATAGAGATGTTTCCGCTTGGTATCATGTAGTATATATTATTGATTTTACAGATGGTACAGCAGGAGATAGAATTAAATTATATGTTAATGGTGAAAGAGTAACAAGTTTTGCCTCTTCAAGTAATATTCCTGCACAAAATACAGATAATGACAGAGTAGGGGCAAATAACATAGACCATTTTGTAGGAAAATTTGTTGATTCAAGCTCACAGTATTTTGATGGGTATTTATCAGATTTATATTTTATAGATGGGGATGCTAAAGCGGCGAGTGATTTTGGTGAAACAAATGATAATGGCGTTTGGATTCCTATAAAATATACAGGTAGTTTTGGAAATAATGGTTTTAAATTAGAGTTTCAAGAAACAGGCACAAGTCAAAATTCAAGTGGTATAGGTGCAGATACAAGTGGTAATGACCATCATATGGCAGTAACTAACCTAGCCGCAACAGATATTACAACAGATACGCCTAGCAATAATTTTGCTACGATGAATCCTTTAAGTGCTGTAAATGCTACTTTATCAGAGGGCAATGTTGAAGGTATAAGAACAAGTTCTGGCAGTTCTTTTACTGCTGTTAGCACAATAGCACCTTCAAATGGAAAATGGTATTTTGAATATGAAAATACTGGCTCACAAAATACACAAGTAGGAGTTGTAAATTTAGATATTTGGCCTTCTGGAACTGATTTATATAATTTTCCTGTTAATGAATCTTGTGCTGTTTTAATAGAAGCAAATGCAAATTACAATATTACTTTTGCACAAGATGCTTCAAATGGTTCAACATTACAAAATTCAGTAAATTTAGTGACAGCGAAATATGGATTTGCTGTAGATATTGATAATAATGATTTATATGTTTCAGCAAATGGTAATTGGTATACTGGAAGTGCTTTTGATGATACTGATTTTTCTAATGCAACAGCAGTTACAACAGATTTACCAAGTAATGCCCCTTTAGCAGTTAGTGTAAATGGTTCTTTGGCTAATACTTTTTATATAAATTTTGGTAACCCCGGAGGAGATGACTCAATATCAAGTGGTAACGCAGACGCTAATGGTTATGGGAATTTCGAGTATGCGGTACCAAGCGGGTATTATGCGCTATGCACAAAAAATTTAGCGGAGTACGGATAATATGGCTTATACAACAATAGACGACCCATCAGCACATTTTCAGATAGTTTTATGGTCTGGTTCGGGTTCTGGTCAAGCTATAACAAATGGTGGTAATTCAGATTTACAACCAGATTTTGTATGGATTAAAAAAAGGGCTGGTGGTACAGCTAGGTCACATAATCTTTATGATAGCTCCAGAGGTACGACAAAATTACTTCATTCAGACGGTACTGATGCAGAACAAACTCAAGCTGCTGGATTAACAGCTTTTAGTTCTGATGGCTTTACAGTAGGTGATGATGATGGAGTTGATGGAAGTGGTGGAACTTATGTAGCTTGGCAATGGAAAGCTAATGGTGGAACAAAAACAACATTTACAGAGAGTGGAAATAATCCCGGTGGGAGTTATCAAGTAAATACCACAGCGGGATTTTCTATTCTTGATTATACAGGAACAGGTGCGGTAGGAACTGTAGCTCACGGATTAGGTGCAGTACCAGAAGTAATGATTTGTAAAGATAGAAGTAGCGATGGTGATGATTGGTTTGTTTATCATGTTTCAACAGGTAATGATGGTGGTTGTAGATTAAATACAAATGGGGCTGATGGTGATGATTCAAATAGATGGAATGATACAACGCCAACATCTTCCGTTTGCACATTTGGTGCATCAGGCGGAGTAAATGATGATGGTAAGGCAACGATAGCATATGTTTTTGCCCCTATACAAGGATATTCTAAATTTGGTAGCTACACAGGTAACGGTAATGCAGATGGTACATTTGTCTATACAGGATTTAAACCTGCTTTAGTAATTACAAAAGAAAGTGGGTCAACAGGTTCTTGGTATATGCATGATACAAAAAGAGACCCTAGTAATGGTGCAACACATCAATTAATTGCTAATACTAATGCGGCTGAATATGATACTGGAAGTGATGTTAACATAGACATTCTTTCTAATGGATTTAAACAACGATACGCAGGAGGTACTCAAAACGGAGATGGAGATACTCATATCTACATGGCATTTGCAGAACAACCATTTGTATCGTCAAAAGGAGTACCATGTACAGCTAGATAATGGCTAAACAAATAGGAAACACATATTTTACACCAGTACGAAAAAGAACAAGTATAGGTAATTCGACAAGGAGTAAACCTAAGAATAAACATAAATTAAAATCATGGAAGAAATATAATAGGCAAGGAAAATAATGGTAACTAAAAAGAAAAAATATAGAACAGGAGAGACTGTAGAGAACCCAACTATTCTTGGCATAAATGCACCATCTACTTTAGAGGAGAGGCACGAGCCAATTTTAAAAAAGACATTGGCACAAACTGGAGTAGGTATTGACCCTGCAACAGGTCAACCATCTATGAATCTAAATCCTACTTCTTTACCATCTGGTACAGAGTTAACTTATACTCCTGCAACAACATCTACAGATACTTTAGAAACTGCAACAGGAAAAACACTAGGTACAGCCCCAAGTACAACCGCAACTCAAGTAGGAACTACTAATATAGATGTTACTACACCTACTGCACCAAGTGCAGGAACTTACTCAGCAACAACTGTACAAAATTCTGTAGCTGAAGCTAATGCACAATTAGGTAGTTTATCTCAAGGAGCTATAACAGCACCTCAAGGAACTGTAAGTCAACAAGCTCTGGCAACTGCTTCTCAAGGTATTGCGGCACAAGCAACTGCACCTACTAGAGTTTTATCTGCTTCAGAGCAAGTTACTGCAGCAAATTTAGCAAGTGTAGGTGGATTTAATGCTGCTAGTGCTGAAACAATGAACACTCCTCAAGAAGCAACTGTACAATATCAATTGCAACAATTGATGAGTCAATTTGATAATAATCAAATACCTGCTTTTGCATCTGGTGCAATACAACACGCAAACGCTACAATGTTAGCAAGAGGTTTAGGAGCTTCAAGTATGGCAGGACAAGCTATATTACACGCAGCAATGGAAACTGCTACTGCTGTTGCTGTACAAGATGCACAAGTCCATGCCAAATTCAATCTTCAAAATTTATCTAATAAACAACAAACAGCAATTGTAAATGCACAATTACGTGCATCATTAACTGGTCAAGAATTAAGTAATGAACAGCAAACTCGTGTTTTAAATGCGGCTAAAATTTCTGAAGTTAATAATCTTAATTTTACATCTGAACAACAAATAGCATTAGAAAATGCAAAAATGATGCAAGGAATGAAACTTGCTAATTTAAATTCATCTCAACAAGCTGTACTACAAAATGCAGCAACTTTAGCATCAATGGATACTAAAAATTTAGATGCAAGATTAACTACGGCTGTACAAAGTGCAAAAGATTTTTTACAAATAGATATGGCTAATTTAAATAATAAACAACAAGCTGAAATATTTAATAAACAATCAAAAAATCAAACATTATTAACTGATGCAGCAGCACAAAATGCAGCAGAACAATTTAATGCAAAATCACAAGACCAAGTTGACCAATTTTATAAAACATTAGGAACACAAATATCTACAGCAAATAAAAATAGATTATCAGCAATGCAACAATTTAATGTTGACCAAGCAAATGCTTTAAATAAATTTAATACACAAGTTGAAGATAGTAGAGATAAGTTTAATGCTGAAATGGCAGCCCAAATTGACCAATCAAATGTTACATGGAGAAGGGCTGTTAATACTACTAATACAGCAGAACAAAATAGAATTAATCAACAGAACGCCCAACAATTACTAGATTTAACTGTAACAGCCCAAAATAGATTATGGAATCGGTATAGAGATGAAGCAGAATGGTTTGTAAATATAACAGAAGCTCGTGAAGCAAGAGCACATCAAGCGGCACTAACAGCACAACAAAATGGTTTTAGTATGGATATGTATAATGATAAAGCTAAAGATTCATTTTGGATGACAATTGGTGGTGCTATATTTGATGTTATGAAGGAAAATAAAAATAGTGGAACAACGGGATAAAACTAAGAAAGGATAATAATGGCAGATTGGACAGATTGGATAGATTTAGCGATAAAAGTAGGTTCTGCTGCGTTTGGTAGTGGTAGTAGTGGTGGAAATGGGGGTGCTCAATCATCAGGATTTATGACAAGAAATGCAGCGGCAACAAATTTTCCAATGCCTAATGCACCTCGTGGAGAATATGGTTATATTACAGGTACACCATACCAATTAAATGCATCTAGACAAGCACTTACAAATTTAGAAAGATTAATGGAAGTTAGAAATCAATCAATGCAAACTGGTTTTGATGCTTTAGCAAGTATATATGTTAGGGATGCTATAAATAGTACTAATACAGTAAGTGGTAAAAAACTATTTGGAACATCTGTAACAAGTGGTACAGGTTCCCCCAATATAAAATTAGGGAGTACAGGATAATGGCTTTAGATGTAAATAATGTAAACTATGACCCATTTGACCAACCAATTCCGGGTCAAGGAATGACTGTACCTAGTGGTTCTAGAGTATGGGAAAAACCTTCACAATTTTCAAAACCAGAAGAAGCTGCTAATTATATTATTAGTAAAATAGAAGGAACAGAAAAAGCAAAAGATAATATGTTAAATATAATGGCGGCAGGAGCATCAATAGAATCAATTGTAAATACTATGTCTTTTGTAGGATTTACAGAAGGTAAATGGACACCCGACACAGCAGAATTAATTAAACTACCTTTAACTGTATATTTAATTGGATTAGCATTAGATAATAATGTTACAGCATCTGTATATAATATTCATCCAAAAGATAAAGAAACATTAAATGAAACAGATTTATATAAAATGATGGCTTCTAATAGACCAGAAGAATTTAGTAATATGGAAAGAGATTTAGAAGCACAAGCTATGATGGGTTCAGAAGAAGAAGAAGAAGATATAGGTAATCCAGAAATTGATAGTGTAATGGAAAATTTACCACAAGATGAAGGTGGATTTATGCCAAAAAGAGGAGCAATATAATGAAGTGGTATAAAGCAGCATTACAAGGTGGAGCACAAAGATATATGGATGTTACATCACAAGAAAGAGCTTATAATGCAGAAATGGCCCTAAAAGCTAAAGAAATAGCAGAAGCAGCAAAAGCATCCAATAAAAAAAATACTAAAAAATTTGGTAATTTAACTTTTACATGGACAGACCCAAATGATATTCTTGGTGGTGAATGGCAACAGAAGAAAACTCGTTTAGATGATTTTGAAGTATTTTTAAAAAATAATTTTTGGACAGATGGAGATTTTGATTCTCGAAAGTGGGATGCTTTTAGGACAGAACATGAAACTGGTTCAGATGCAATTAAAAATGAATGGAAAAGTGGTTTGGAAGCATGGCTATACCCAAGAGACGTAGATATATCAGACCCGTCTAAAGGGCACAAATTTAATGAGTATGATTATGAATGGATAAAAAACTGGGAAGATATGTATCAAGTTGCTACTGATTATGATAAACCTCGTAAACCAGACTCTATAACAGGTGTTACAATGATACAAAGTGGGCCAAATAAAGGAAAAAATGTTGAAGACTTATTTGATGTTATTCCTAATTTACAAAAAACTACAGCACCAAATGAAGTTATTGTTAGGCCTGATGATAAAATTCATCTTAATGTTAATGATAAAAATAGTATGATTAATGTAATGGCCCCGGTTCTTATGAATAATCAATATGGGGGATTTAAATTTAAAGATAAAAATCATTATTATACTGTAATGGATAATCAACCTCATTATTTATTTACAGCAAATGCTTTATGGAATTTTCAAAATGATGTGAAAGGTTGGGAGAAACATAAAACATTTGAAGAAATTTCTCAAATAGCTATATACTATAATAAAACACATGATGAAATGCTTGATGCAATGCATTTAATGGCTAAAAAATTTACAGTTGGTGGTAATATGGAAGGTACAACTCAAAGAACTGTTCTTCCTAATAGACAAATAACTGGGTCAGAACAAAGTAAAGCAATGGCTGCAATGGATGCTAATACAAGATTACAAAAGATAGGAGACAGATTATTAAAAGCATACGAAACAGTAGGTATGTCTGGTCTAAGTTTAAATTTATTTAATTTATCTGAAGGTCTTTTTGGTAAAACAGGTCAATTAAATCAACTACAAAATTTATTAGGATATTATGATGAAGCTAAAAAAAATAAAATGATTTTAAGTGAAGAAGGTGAGGGGGATTTTAGAGGTAGAATACAGAATGCTATAAATACTTTTGGTGAAATTGATGCAGGAATGGAAAAAATAAGTCAAGCGGCTGCTATTGAATATTTAACAGTAACACTAGCATTTAACTTAGCAATGGCAGAGCAAGGTGGAGGTGGAGGCCGTGCAATTTCTGACCAAGATTTTGAAAAAGCATTATCCAGAGTTGGTGAAGATACATGGGGAAGTTTAGACCAAGCTAAATCAAAACTTAAAACATTAATGAATATATCTAGTGATGATTATATGATAGCAAAAATTAGAGGAAATAGTAAATATTCTAAAACACATGATACTTTAGCAGAATGGTGGAAATCATATAATGAAAGTTTTAAAGTTATAAAAAATGAATATGTGCATCAATTAAAAGGTAATTATTATTTTTCTGAAATTAAAGATACAGAAACTGGGGAAATAAAAGATTATTATCTTGAAGATAAAGAAGGTGGTGGTTTTAACAAAATAAATTATTATTATAATGGAAGATTAGCATCTTTAATGGCATATGATTTTGGTGAAAGACCCGATATTGATATAAGAGATAGAGAAGCACAAGGTATATGGTCAACAATGACAGATGGTGAAAAAGCTGTAATAAGACCTAATAAAGATGCGTTAGAATTAATAGATAATGCTATTTTAGGTAGTCATGGTTATAAATCAAGACAAGAATTAGAAGACCCTAATAATATTATACCTAATGATATTGAAAATGATATTAGTAATAATATAATTGCAGAATCTCATGCATGGGAAAAAGCTGATTGGTGGGGTACTAAAGATATGTGGAAGGATAAAGTGGTAGAATTAGAAAATTCCATACCTATAGAGCAAGAAAAAATACTTAAAATGGTACAGCCTCTTTTAGCAAAACATAATATGAATACTAAATTACATAAGTTTATGGATGAAAAATTATTTTCTTTAGAAAAAGATAAAAAGTCTACCGCAATTGGTTCTGCATACCAAGAATTAGAACAATGGTTGCGTGGTATGACTCATGGTGGTTTTGATAAATATATAACAGAAAATAAAACTATAATGCAATTAATTGGAGCAGTAAGAAGTATGAGAGAACATATAGATAGAGGAGGGCCTAAATAAAATGGCAGACCAAGATAATAATACTTTACATAAACCTTTTGATGAAAAAGAAAAACAACGTCTTCGTACATATTATAAAATGTGGGAAAACGACCCCAGAGCATTTGAAAATAATTATGGTGCTGATGTAGTAAATCAATTAGGTGAATTAATGAGAAGATTAAATGCAGAGACACGGGATAATGGTACACCAGAAGAGCATATAGCAACAAATTACATGGCTGAGTCATTAAATGAGGGTATGGAAAACCCAACAAAAGAAACAGATGAAACAGTAGTTAATAATCCATTTAAACAAGTAACACATGGTGGTGCTAGAGGTTTTGCTATGCTATGGAATGGTATTGTTGATATGGGGAGAGGTGCAATAGACCCAGAAAATCATGCAAAATATTTAGATTTAGCATTTAATAATCGTTTTGTAACAAGTAATAAACAAAGACGGAATGCTGTAGAAAAAATGTTTGAAAGATGGAAATCCGATGCTGTAGCAGGGAAAAGAGGATTTAAATCAGCATGGATGAGAAGTGTTCTTCAAGAAAATGAAATAGATAAATATGGAAGATATTTAGTACATGATGAAAGAAGATATGCTCAAGGATTAGATGAAGGTGGGGCATGGTTAAAATTTGATGAAATACCCTACGCAAATGAAGATTTGGGAAAATTAGGAGCTATTGCCGAAATAGCTATACAAGAAGCTGTTACTATTGGGCCTTTAGCTGTTCTTAAATTATTAAGAGCAAATAAAATAGCACGACATTTTGCAACAAAAGCAGGTGGAAAAATAAAAAAAGGTGAAGTATTAACAGAAAAAGGTAAAAGAACATTTAAAAGTGGTAAGGTACAAAGTGAATTAAGTGGGGCAGATTATGAAGATTATTTAAAAACTCTTAAAAGAATGCCTGAAAGAGACCAAAAGAAAACTAAACGATTAATGGATATTTATCAAACAGAAGGTAGATATATTAAACGTGTTCCATGGATAGGTGGTGGTGGAGCTTATGCAGAAGCTGAAATAATATCTTCTGCAATGGTTGTAACAGGTGGAGTAATGGTTCAAGGAATGATAGGAAGAGATTATTCTGTAATTGGCGAAGTTGGTGGTGGTATTGTAGGCCCACGTCTAGCAGCTAAAGCTGTTAGATATGCAGGAGATTGGTTTACATATATAAATCATCGTTTGCCGGGTAATACACAAGAAAAAGAGAGAAAATTATTATTATCTATGGGATATACAACTGGTGATATAGCAGATATGCCAATAGAAAGAAAAAGAAAAATTATAACACAAGCAACATCAAGCCCATCATTTAAGGGTGTACTTGGTTTTGGGGATTTAAGAAGTAAAGACAGAAGAGCATTAGATGCTTATCGTTATATGGAAAAAGAATTTTCATCTTTGCCAGATGATATTAAAGATAAAGTTATGGAACGTGGCGATAGAATGCGAAGTATTTTAGATAAATTTGATAAAATGTCTGGTGGTGAAGGAAAAATTTATACTACAATAGATAAAGCAATGAATATGGCATGGTTAGCAACTATTAGAGAACAAGCCCGTTCTAGAATGAGATTAGGCCATACAGTTACAGCTAAATTTAATGTTAATGACATGGCATTAGCAGAGAAAGAAATTGAAAATGCAAAAGCATTAAATACTTTATTAAAAGAATTAGGGGATAAAAAATTTGGAAAAACTGCTAATTATGAAATGTTTTTAGATGGTATTAGAGAACAATTAGCAAATCACATGGCGAGATTAACAAAAGATAAAGGTACTATTGGTCGTCAAGCTAAAATTATTCAAGGTGAATTAGTAAATATAAATAATCCAAGTATGAATCATATATTTAAATATATAGATAAAGAAGGTTTTGCATATGATTTTACTACGGGTAATGTACAACGAGATTCATTTAGACCTATAAAAAAGAAAACACTTAAAGATGGTACTGTGGTAGAAGAAATGGATGAATTGGGATTACCACAAAGAACTGAATTAAGTCCTGAAGATACATTTAATGAAGGAAGTGCAAAGAATCAAGCATTAGATTTTTCTGATGTAACAACTAGAGATACTATTTTAAATGAAGAAGGGGCAAAATTTATTGATGTTAATATGGGTGATGGTAGAATAGTTAAAAAACTTGTACCAAAATATAGATTATCTCAAGCAGATATTAATAAAAATGCAGAAGAATCTTTAAATTTCCTTAATACTATAAAAAAGAGAGCAGACGAAGCAGGTAAAAAGGCATATGAAAATATAACAGGATTTAATATTTCTCCTGCTCGAAATGCAATAAATTCACCATTAAATAATGCTCAACTAGATTCATTAATAGCACGAATAGGTGAAAGTTTATTATCTATAAGAGATGATGTTCCTATGTCTGTAAGACCTGTTATTAATGATGGTTCAAAAGGTATGAAAGATATGTCTATTCAAAGATATTTTACAAATAAAAGATTTGATGCATTGACAAGACTTCGTAAAAATTTAAAAGATGATAAAAAATTTATAGAAGAATTAGAAAACATAACTAAAGGAACACCTTTAGGAGATAGATTTGACCCAGAAGATTTTCTTGATGAAGCAGGTGAAGTAAGAACAAATGTTTTACAAGAATTTATGAACAGATTAGCAAATGAATTAGATATTGGTTTTGCTAAAGAAGGAGTAGCAGATTTATCACTTGATATTTCTCTAAGTCAATTAGCAAAAATACGAACTAGTTTATATCAAAATGCATCTAAACAAATTATTACAGATGGTCAGAGAGTAAGTGGTATGTATAATTATAAACTTGGAAAAGTATTAACAGATGAATTTGATAATATTGATTCACTTAAACAAGCTAATGAAATTTGGAAATCTAAAGTTGGAAGACCATTTAGAGAAGGTATTGGTAGACTAATAGTAGACAATCCAAGTGTAAGTGGAAATAGTTTATTTAAATTATTTGTTAAGCCAAAAGGAAAGAATTATACTGCTGCAAGACAAGATTTTGATGAAATGTTTAGAATGGATGATGGAACGATTAACCCATTAGCAAAAGATTATTTAACAAAGTCTGTACAAGAATTTGTGGATGATGGTGGACGTTTAGATAGAGGATTTTTAAGAGCCTTTAGTGATACTTTAGATATACCATATAAATCAGATGATATGGTAGAAGCAGGTACTGAATTTTTTAAACCTTGGAAAGATAAAAGTCCTCAGATATCAAAAAGATTAGATAGTATAAGTGGTAATGCTCTAGATAAAATTAAAGAAAATAAAAATATTGCAGAAGCAAATGCTAAATTAAATCCTGAGTTTAATCCATTTGGTGTGCCTACTGAACAATTACAAAATATATTTGGTAGGGAGGCATTAGATTCTACATCATTAAGAAGAGCTATTATACAAGATACGTATGAAGGTGGGGAAACTGCAAGGGTACAGGCTTTAGCAAAATATATTAGAGGTATTCCTAATGATAAAAAACGAAAAGCAGCACAGGCATCATTACAAAAAACATTATGGGATGGTGCAATTGAAGAAGTTTATCGAAGAAGAAGTACGCAGGGTGTTGGCTATCAACAAGAGGCTGTAAAATTTGCTGAAGATGGTACTCCTGTAGGAGTGGATGCCGGAAGATTATTTGAAAACCTTGAAGTTGATTCCGGTGCAATGCAAATATATATTGAAAGAAATGCAAAAGTTCTTGGTGACATAATGACAGAAACTGATTTTGAACACTTAGTTGAATTATCATCCTTAACAACATTAGTTGCAGGTGATATGGGAAGACAGGCTGTAGAAAATTTCCCAACACAAATGGGTTTAAAATCAATTATGTCAAGAGTATATGGTGTTGCACGTAGTGTTATATCCCCTCGTTATGTAATAACAGAATTATTAATTCAAGACGCAAGATTTAGAAGAGGTAAACTAATCCAAGATATGGCCACTGACCCTGATTCTTTCTATTTATTAACAGATGTACTATTTAAAGAAGGATTTACAAAACCAAGAATAAGAGGTGAGTTTGTAAATAAATTCTGGGGTACTATGATACGTTATGCTAGAACTAAAAATAATGCAGAACTTCAACAAGAAAGTGAAGAAGCATGGGAAAAAGCAGGTAATTAATGGAATCATTTGATAAAGAAATTGCAGAATTAAAAACTGATGTTCGCTATATCCGTGATGATATTAATATAATGCAAAAACAAATCCGAGATTTAAATCGTACATCCCATATGGGGTTGGGGGGTATTAAAGTATTCCTCGCAGTGGGAGGAATTTTAGGAGCCATATGGGCTTTTATAAAAATAAATAACTAGGAGACACAATGGAAAAACTAAAAACGATGTGGAGTGATTTAAGTAAAAAGGGTAAAATTGCCCTAATTGCTGTTGTAATCATCGCAGTTATAGTTGCATACAATGCCGTTCTATAAATTTAAAAATAAAAAAACAGGTAGAACTTTTGAAAAGTTATTGACTCTTGAAGAACATGATAGGTATCTGGAAAATAAAAATATTATACAGATACCTACAGGTTTTAAAGTTGCTAATTTAATTAGTAATGGAGAAAATAAAATAAGAGAACAGATTTGGAATACCGCACAAATAGGAAAGAAACAATCAAATTGGAAAGATAATAGAGGATAAAATGTTTGGATTACCTGTAGAAATGATTACAATGTTAGGCTCAAGTATCTTAGGCGGTGTTATGACTGTTTGGGGACAGAGTATTAAAGCTAAACAGGAAGCACAAAAAATGCTACTTGCTCGTGGTAAATTCCAAATGGAAGAAATAGATAAAGCAAGACGTTATGAAAATAAGGGATTTCAATGGACTAGGAGAATTATAGCATTAACTGCTGTATTCTTTATAATAGTATGGCCTAAAATTGTACCTGTATTTTTTGATGTTTCTGTATTTCTAACTTGGACAGAATTATCTAGAGGTTTCTTATTCCTAATTGAACAAAAAGAATTATTAGTTGATAGAAATTATGCAGGTGTTGTAATTACACCAATGGATACACATCTAATGTCTGCAATAGTTGGGCTGTATTTTGGAGGTAGCCTTGTTAAAAAATAATTTATTATCAACATTTTTATTAATAGTTCTACTTTGTATAAGTATACCAGTATGGGGAGATTCAACAAATGATGACAATGACCAAACGAATACTTCGGGAAGTAATACACAAATAACAGGGGGGTATACCTCAACAACAACAAATAATAACGATGGACAAACGAACACAACAACATCAACAACAACCAATACTACTACTACCAATGGGTCAGATGTACCTGTCAATTCAGCTAACGCCCCATCATTTTCTGCAATGTCTCAAGATGTATGTAGCACTGGTATTAGTGGTTCCGTTTCTACTTTGGGGTTTGGTGCTTCTGTTGGCAAACATATCAGGGATTTAAATTGTGAACGAATAAAATTATCTAAGGTACTATATGACTATGGGATGAAAGTGGCGGCTGTTTCTATACTATGCCAAGATTCCCGTGTCCATGCGGCAATGCAATCTGCAGGTACTCCCTGCCCTTGGAATGGAAAAATTGGCCCAGATGCTCAAGCTATGTGGGACAAGTATCCTGAACTCAGACCTGATTATGAAGATTATTTAGTAAAAGCAGAAGCAATAGCTAGAATAGATAAAGAAATAGCTAAAGAAGAAGCAAGATTAGAAACTATAAGAATACAAAAAGAACAGGAAGAACTGGCTAGAAAGATAGAAGAAGAAAAGAAAAAGTTAGCTACACTAAAACAACAAGAAGAAGTTGATAATATTGTAATTGAATCAGATTTAAAAACACAAGAAAAAATAATAATTAATGTACATAATTAATAATGATAAAGAATGCAACATTATGGATGGTTAGAATTTATATTGTATGGTCTATTTGTTTAGATGTCAGTATAATTGCAGGTCTTGTTTATTATTTCTTTATTCGTTAATATGAAATACATTATTGCTGTATTAACTCTTTGTAGTTTTCTATTTGTATGGGATAAAGCATTTGGTGAAACAATAACTACTGGTAATTTATTAGATAATTCTGGATTTACTGGAGGTACACAAAGTTGGACTAATCATGGAACAACACAGCAACATCATGTAGGTATGGGAAATGAATGTGTAGGTAGTGCTGTAGATAATAGTAATTCTGGCTGTGGAGTAAGTGGTTCATTAGCGACATTAGATAATGGTGGTGTCAGCCAAACAATAAAATTATCTGAAAAAACTAACATGACACAAGCCGAAATAAATAATGGCTTTACAAGTACTATGTCAAGTGATATATGGTATTGGCATGGTGAAGATTCTGTTACTATGAAACAAGAATTAACTGATAGTACAGGAAATACCTCAACACAAACAAGAATTGTTACAGGTACTCATAATAACTATCAAACTTATACTGATACAGCAACTATAGGTACAAATACATCTACTGATTATGATATAAAAGTACAGCTAGATATAGATGATAGTGCAAATTGTTCTAGTCATTGTGGGCCAGATATAGATAATGTAGAATTAAAAGTATCTTATACCTATATTAATCCTATTCAAGAAGATGTTTATGAAGATATTACTGAAATAGATGAAGACATTGTAGATATAATAGAAGATATACCAGAAGATTTTGATTGGTATAATGATGATATAGTTTTTGATGATACATATACATGGGAAGAAAATGAGTATACTTGGGATGATGTATATATATTAGAAGATGATTTCTATTTTGAAGAAGAATTAGAAACTATAGATTTCGACATTGTAGATTTTGAAGAATTACCAATGTTTGAAGAATTTGAAATTCTTGAAGAAATGCCTATAATGGAAGAGGTATTTTTTGAAGATATAATGACACTTCCACCTATGGAAATGATAGAGGAAGTATTTACAGAAGAATTTGAGGAGGATTTTACAGATTTTTTAGAAGAAACAGGCATGGAAGAAGAGTTCATGGAGTTTCTAGAAGATGAAGGCATAACAGCCGAAGAATTTTTTGAAGAGATAACCGAGGAGGAGTTTAATGATGAACCTACTGAGGAATCTTTTGAGGAGTTTGAGGAACCGATGGAAGAAATCGCAACTAACGAAGAAAGCGTACCAGAGGTTATTAAAGATGAAAAAGAAACAATGGAAGAACCTACTGCTACAGAGGTAGTAGAAGAAGAAAAAGAAGTAGCAAGTAATGAACCAACAAATGAATCAGAGCAACAGGAAGAATCACAAGAGGAGGAATCCGATGGTGATAGAACTGAGGAATCCGAAGTATCATCAGAGGAAAGTGGAGAGCAAGAAGATATACAATCGGAAGATAGAGAGGTGGACACCGACAGCAGGGTTATTACAGATGTTGCAGAAGTAGAAACAAAATTAAAGAAAAATTTAAAAGCTATAGCTAAACAAATAGCTAAAGTTACAAAAGAAACAACTCAAAACTTATCAAAAGAGGATTTATTTTTTAAGAACAATAGCCTCGATTCGTATAAAGATTTAGTATTTTATTCTGTAAAGGATATATACGACAGTACGAATATGGGGCTATTTTTACAAGTAGATTTATCTTCCTATTCTGGGGAGATATATGTAGGAACATCACTTAATTCTTACAGTGACAATGACCCTGTAGAAATACACAGAGTTAAATTATTAGAAATAAATAAAACTAAAAACAAACTAATCGCTGAACTGGAGGCACTTAAACAATGAAAATAATGGATAAACTTAGCACATATGCGGCATTAATAGGAGTTATTGGGGCAATAGGTGGAGGTTTTTATGCATGGGGTGAGTTTAATAACCGCCTTTCTGTATTAGAAAATGAGCCTCCTGTTAATCTACAATCTTTGAAGGCAAAAGATAAAGAATTAGAAAAACAATTTGATGAAGTATTATTATATGCAAATGAATACAAAGTAGATTTAATAGATAGAATTAAAAATGTTAATGATAAAATACAACCTGTAGATTTAACTCTTGTATTTAAAGAAATAGCAAAAATAAGAGAAGAAATAGCTATGCTTGATATCCCAGAAGATGTAGATTTAAAACCTATATCAAAAGAAATTAAAAAATTAAGTGAAGAAATGATTAGAGTATTATCAAATCTAGCAAAAATTAATCTTGTACCACTTGAAGAAAGTATAAAAATAATAGAAGATACTATGTCAGAAATAAGTAAACAAGTTGCAATAGCTTTAAAAGAAAATGAATTACAAGACGTTCAAATTGAAGAGATTAAATTACAAGGTAAAAATCCACTAGGTGGTTAGTAATTAACATCCTCTTCTGTTATATCTTCATCTTCTCTACCAAAAATAGGTACAAAATTTTCCCCTATATTTCCACGTAATTCTTTTAACTGTTCTTTTTCTTTATCTGTAGTTAAAGATTTTTTTTCACCAAACAATGCAGGATTTGGTGGAGCTAGTATTCTAGGCTTTTCCGTCACAACATCCTCTTCCCTATTCTTATGGCCATTAGATAACAGCGAATAAAAATCGGTGTTTGTTAATTGTACATGAGACTTATCATCATACACAACCACCCAAGTTCTAATATGACTACCTTGTGTAGTTGTTAAATCCCATTTCTTAAAAGAATGAACAGTCTTTGTAGGTACAGTTCCTTTTGTCAATAGTTCTAACATTATCATTCTTGTTAATGAGGTGTTATCCCCATCCTCAAATGTTAATTCCCAAATTTTATCTTCATGTGCATGGGTATCTGGATTAGTTCCGCCAGAATCATTTTGCACTATATTTATAATAGTTTTTGTCATCCTAAATAGCCCCTAACATCTTTAATATCTTGCTTAAAAAGATTATCTATATATTTTATAACGCTTTCATACCTTATTGTATCTACGTAATTATCGTTCCACCTATCCATGTGTTTACGAAACTCTTCTGGTGGGCAAGTCCATTTCTCTGAAAAGAAATTACCCTTTGAATCAATTCCAAAATATAATAATTGTAATATTGCTTCATTATTGTTTGGTATTTTTTTGTCCGCCATCTTTTTTCTCTGATTCTGGCAGTTGACTTAAATGTGCTATCAGTAATGCTACCTCACTATAAGGTTTGCTATACAGATATGCTAATAATTTTTTAATAACATCATCACTTATTAATTTCATTTTTTTTCCTCTTTAAATTGTATTTCACCGGCTATCGCACCATACGCAGCCATATCTATATAAGTATCTTTACTTACAGCACCTAATTTTGTCCTAGCCATTTTTAATAAAGCCATCATTATTGCTACATCATGTGGCTCAACTTTTGTATCTAAATAAGCTGACCAAAGTTTAGCTATATTTTTATGGTTCTCTGTTTTATCCCCATAATCCTTATGTCTATCCCCATTTACGAGATTCTTTGCTTCATTTAAAATTTCTCCAGTTTTCATTTTCCCCCCAATTTTTTTTTATTTTTAAACTTATATAGACTAGTAGGTTTAAACTTACGACCTATTACAAAAACTATGCTATTAATAACAGTATTAATTGTTACCATTACTAAAATCCACCATTGCCAAAATTCTACACTCATTATACAGCGACATTATCTTTCTCAAATAATTCATTTAAAGGTATAAGAACACATCTAGAAGCATTTCTGTCACCTATCATTTTGCTGTGTGTTGGTTTATATTTTTCAACAATTCTTTTTAATCTAGGAACTTCAAAAATTAATTTACAATAATTATCTACACCTAGAGATAATATTTGTATCCAAAAATCAGATTCTGTTTTATCAATCCCACTAGGTTTGCCATTACACTCATACTCTATAGCAATATTACCTGTTTTTTTCCACCAATTCCTCTCTGTTTTAATTTCAATTTTTTTATTATGAAACATATCGTGAACTTGTTGTTCTCGTAATTGTCCATATTGTAAATCCAAATCAAATTTACTATTTTTTACCATTATTTCTCCTTGGTCTAAATGGGATGACATTACTTTTTACAGAATCTTTTAGTTTACTAAAATTAGCTCGTAACACAACATCTTTTCCTATTTCAATTAAATCTTCTTGATGCTTTATAGACATTTCACATAATCCTCTCATCATATAATATAATTCATTAATAGGTTTTTGCATTTTATCTACACAAATAATGTTAAATTGGTCTTCACCAATAGGTGTCATTATAATATACATTTTATTTTCAGGTAATACTATTTCTTCATCCATAAATCGGGTATCCTGTTATCTGCATATAAAAAATCATGCCTGTTACACCAATCAGCGTATGAAGTTTTGCTACCTTTGTATATTTTCTTTTTAGAATTAGGAAATATAAACCTAACATCCAAATGAGGATTCTGCGTTTTAAGAAGTAAATGTTTAACTCTAGTCGCCACATCTAAGTGCCCTTTCAATTCTAAATAAAATCCATATTCTGTTAAATAAAAATCTGGTGTATATGATTTAATTGGTACAATATATCGAAATTTATCTTTTTCATATTCATATTTAATTTTATTCTTTGCCAAATACTGTGCAAATTCAAATTCAAATCTACTTCTAAAACCATGACTTAATTTCATCTAACCACAGTTTTAGGTTTGTATATCTCATATAACTCTTCTAATCGTAAATCTAAATATTGTGCTGTTTGTGGTGATGTTTTACGTAATTCTTCTGTATACCCCTCTAAACTAGCAATTATGATAGCATTTCGGTCTAACAAATTTTTAATTTGCTTTATATCTTCGTCTACAGTAAGTTTATTAGTCTCATACGTCTTATCACCCCAGAGAACACGAAAAGGGTCTCTAGTGCGTAAAAATAGCACATTATGAGCATTTCGGTCTTTTGTGTACTCTTCTATGTAAAAAATATCACGATTTGATTCAATATCAGAATCTCTTATTTCTAATTGGAATATTACAGGCAATTTTCTAAATCCTTCTCTTTTAATTTAGTATACCATACCATAGGCCTGTTCACAGCCCTAGTTGCAACCTTCTTATGTAACTCAGCTTTAGGCCAACAATGATGTTTGTAACTACAAAAACCACAAGCCATTGGCATGATTTTATTTCCTGTAAATATATCCTCACCTTTGATTTTTATTTTTTCATCTTTAGGTTCAAATAATCTTTTAAATGGTTTATTTTTAACCAATGCTTCAACATTTTCACTAGCTTTTTGTAATGCTTCATTACTTTCCTCCTCCTGTTCTTTAGGTGCTTCACATATTGCCCATTCCCCTGTAGATTTATTTACAGCAATCCAACCACCAAATGGAACCTTTTCTGCTTTAGAATATCCGTAGCCTTGTGCTAAATATCCAAAAGGGTCATCATCTTTTAATTTATTGTATCCACCATAATTACCAAATTTATTTGTAAATGCATATGGACTTGCGGATTTAATATCCCAAACTTTACCATCAATTTTTACATCTAATGTACCTTTAATATTTTCACCACCTATATCAGCAGTTACTTCTTTTTGTGTATATTCAATATTTATACCTGCCGCTTTCATAATAAAAATAGCAGATGCTTCTACGAGGTCTCCCATAAGAAACCTCATTACAGCATTATATTCTACGTCTTTAGGAAGTTGTTTTTTGTCAAGTTGTTGTTGACAAAGAGGCTTACCAAGACTTGACATTCTTAGTCGCCACTCTTTCTTTTGAGGATTAAATTGTCTTTTTAAGGCTTCCCCACAAGCCTTTTCAAATTCTTTAACAAGTTTAGGCGAGAGTTTAGCCTCGCCCTTACTTGCCTCTGTTAAATAATTCTTTACTAAATCAAGTATTGGAACCATTATTAACCAATCTGCTTTCTAAAATAGTATCTTCACTATCTTCTTTAAGTTTTTTATTGGTTCTATATGATTCCATGATACTATTATTAAAAGAATTAATAGATTCAAAGAAATGTAACAATTGTGCTTGGTCATCTTTAGTAAATTTACCAAATCCAGTTGTTTTAGCATTAGCACCATAATAAATATTACCTCCTCTTTTACCTTTTACAGTTGAGAGTTCTGCTGTTGCAGTAGGCATAAGTTTTCTTTGTGCTTCGATTGTTTTAATCCAATCAGAAATACGCATAAAACTAGAACCTCTTACATACCAAACACAAGGTATATCTTTTACAGTTGCTGAATTTCCTGTGGCATCCTGCCCCTCTGGTATGGACACCAAACCATATAGTACTTGAACACATTTAATGCTCTTTTGAAGTACCGCATCGGGAGAATGTTCGTCAAGTGTTTTTAAAACATCGGGGGCAAGTTTACCACATTTTAATCCACCATTGGTATCATAGAACAAGTCGTTCATGCTACGTGATTGGATTGTTTGTCCACCGAATGAATTACTATCATTATCCCATACAGAATACATGAAAGTACGAACAAAAGGTCTGTATATAGCTTTTGGGGCAAATATACTTCTACCTTCTGAATTTCTTATCATGTAAAATCCTCTAGGAATCTGATTGCCATCATCGTCTTCGGTAGAGTGATTAATTGACAACCTTGGCATTCCACCGCCAGTTGATGTATCACCAGATTGACCAATTAATTTCTTTAGCTTATCCTCTGATAAATCATCTAGAGTTGTTGGTAGAGGATTATAACCAACATCTGCTACTTTGTTTGCGTTCAACATGAACCTCCAATTTTGCAAGTTATTTTAAAAGGTAGCTTCGTGGGACTAGCATGACCGCACCCACAACCTTTCACGGCAAATCATGTTTCCAATGATAACGCTACTCAGTACCTAACCCTAATGCCTCATCCATATCGGACATACTCATTAAAGCCATTGCTTTACAACTTTGCTATTGTTGTTCAGCCAGAAGCGATAATATTTTGCAAGTATATTACCCCTAAACAATATGTATATTATACAATACACAAATTCTATGGCAACTACATTTCAAAACTTAAATTAAAAGATATAGTCCTTCTTAAACCTTTGCCCCTAAATGGATAAACTTCATGTAATAACCATGCAGGAAACATATAAATTTTTCCAACTTTTGGTTTTATTGGGTATTTGGGGTCAATAAACATTACAGGTGTACCATAAATAAATTCAATCCAACCTGCGTGTTCTCGTTCCTCATCCTTTTCAATGGATGGTGGCATTTTCAGCCAACCTGCAGCCGATAACATTCCAAAATGCATATGAGGAGGATTAAAATCCCCTGCAATAGAATTAACAATCCAACTGTTATGTAACATAACTTTTTTAATTCCTTGTTTAGCTTTTTCTTTATCTAATTCATCGCCATCTGCATTCAATTTTGTTTTTACATACAAATTTGTACAATGACCTACCCAATTAAAAAATGTTGGTAAATTTTTATTTGGTTTTTCTTGCCATAAATGGTCTTCAATTTTATGTTCTTGTTTAACATTACCTACAAGATTATCTGACCAATCTAATTGTTTAGATTTTTTATCACTTTTTGATATTTTATCTCCATACGTATTGAACATATTTACATATGGTGTAGGCATATCAAATTCCATTATATAGGGGCTAAAAGGTGCATGAACTTTTCCCCTTAACTTATAATCTTTATAATCTTCCATTATATTTCCTTAGTCTCCAACCAATTATCGCCTATTTTTAATTCAATATCAACAGGCATATCATAATTAATATTGTATCTACTATTACATTCATCTTTTATACTCATCATTGCATTTCTTAAACAATCTATGCACTGTATCTTTTCTTCTGGATGAACATCAAGAATAATACTATCGTGAACTGTGTTACAAATAACACTTTTCATATTCTTTTTTTTCATTATAGCATATAGGTTAACTAACGCAAGAGGTAATAAATCTGCTGTTGCAAATCCTTGAACAGGATAATTTTTTATTGCTGTTGAATTTGTTACATTACCATATTGTGTATATCTAGCATACGGAAATGAATATTCTCTACCAGAGGGTAGTTTAATTTTTTTTGTATCTACAGCCTCTTTCTGTAATTTATCATGCCAATTTGTTACCTGCCAATACTTATGTTTAAATGCTTCATAGTATCTCATTTCTTTTGGAGTACCTAAAACACCGCCATATAATGGTTTAAATGTATGTGCTTTTGCCTCTTGTCTTTCAACACCCATTGTATCTGCAGTATATTGATGAACATCTACATTATTTTCTACATCTCTATACAATTGCTTGTCTTTAGATAAAAAACCTGCAACTCTAAATTCTAATTGTCTATAATCACCCTCTAATATAAATCCATTTTTAAATCTACTAACAATAGCCTTTCTTACAGGAAATGTAGCACCTCTAGGCATATTTTGGAAATTAGGATTTCTAGAAGACAGTCGACCTGTTGCTGTTACGCATTGCATAAATTGTGGATGAATAAAATTATTAACATCTAATCCTTTTTCTATACCTTCAATAAATGTTCGTAAATATGTTCTTATAGCACTATACCTAGTGTAAGATTGTAAAAAATCTTTTGCTGTTTCATTAGTTTCTGTTATGTGTTTCGTTGCTGTATCCATATCAGTTTTAAATCCATTAACAGTACAATCCATAATATTTGTAGGTACTAATTTAAAACCTGCTACTTCATTTGTTGGTATATATAAAACACCTTTACCACTACATTTAGGACATTTTGGTGCTATTTTATATAAATCTCCTTTAACAGTATATTTTTTTATTGTTCCCTTACCCCAACAATTGTCGCATTGTTGTACTTTTGTTTTATAAACTACATCTGTCATTCGTGCTACCATGTGATTAAACTCACTTTTTCTTAAATTTGGTCTCTTTTTAGGACGTTTTGCACCACCCCTACGAACTTCTGTACCTAAATTAAAAGAATTTTTCCATATATTCTTATCTTTTACTTTACAACTGTACATAACCATTGACCTATCTTCACCACTATCTAAATTAATTGGTGTATCTCCCATTGCTTCTTTAACCATTGTATCTAACTTTTTATTAAGAACAACTAGTTCTGTTTGGTACTCATCTCTTAATTTATGTAGTGTATCTACATTTATCTTTATACCATTAACTTCCATGTCTGTCAATGCTTTTGTCATTTCAAATGATAAATTAATTGTATTTACTAAACTCATTTATATCCACCTCTAATAATTTACATTGTTCCATTGCTAAATCGTAGGTACAATCTACATCACCCCTACCATATTCTTCTATTAATTTGTACGGAATATCTTCCATACTAACTCCACTTTTCATGTGACTTTCAATCAAGTGTTTCTTTTTCTGTTTTACTTTTCGTCTTTTGCACGAACCATCCAATGATAAATCACAATGTACGCCTCTAGCAAGAAGATACTCAACAACCATAGTATCATATAACCTACCATTATAAGTAAAACCACAACCATACAGCCAAGCCAAATCAAATTTAATATTATGTCCAATAAGTAATTTTGTGCTGTTAAGTAAATTTTGTAGTGTTTCTTTACCATTTTCTGTTGGCTCTTTCTCTTTGTGATAAAACCATATGTAATCTTCCTTTCCAGATTGTGTCTTAAATCCTACACTTACTAACTGATTATTGCCATTATAAAAATAAGCATCGTCTTTTTTAAATGTTGTTTCTACATCTAAACAAGTTGTTAGTCCCCACTTCATTCTGCAAAGTCCTTAAACACACCTGTTTTAACATCCATTTCACAAGTTACAGTAGAATGAACGCCATTAACTTTATTTTTAGATATTGTTAAAAATCTCGTTGGGTCTAAATCGTAATCACCATTATTTCTACCTATTCCAATAATTATATCACCCTCACCTGCCTTGCCTGTTTTAGAACCATCCAACATATCATAACTAATAATTTGTTTACCCTCTGCGTCTGCACCTGCTTGAGATACAGCCCACACTAAACAATTATTTCGTTTTGCTATTTCTCTTGCAGAACTATATAATTCTTTTAATCGTTCATCCCCTCTATTAAAATTACCTCTTACTTTTATTTTATCTAATTGGTCAACAAATATAATATCTGGTTTATTTAAATCACAGTAAGATTGTATTTCACTAATATCTGTACCTACACTATCTATAACTGTTAATTTATCTTCCACTTCCATGTCTTGTAGTTTGTTACTACAACTATCAACATTGTCATACAAATCATCTTTTGACATATTCAATAAAGAACAGAAGATACGAATTTTTAATCTTGTTGCTCTTTCTTCATTAGCCCAATAAAAAACTTTATGTCCTGCTTTTACATATTCACTTGCTAAATAACAACAGAAAGATGTTTTACCAACTTCTGGTCTTGCAAATATAATTCCTAAGTCCCCTTTGTTTAAACCCATAACTTGTGAGTACAAAGGTTTTAATGGAAATTTAAAATCACACGTTTTAGTTTCATTTGCGATTAAATCTTTTAGTGTATCTCTTATAATTGTAAAAGTTTCGTGCTGTTCTGGGTCTTCCTTTAATGCTGTATCAATTATTCTTTGTAACACTCCAAAGTCATCACTTTGCCCTGTCCATATTGCTAATGCTTTATCTCCTATTTCTCTAGCTTTGTCTCTTCTCCATAAATTAAATAATAAATCAAAAGCCATAGACATATTTGTAGGTGCAACACCTTTTAAATTTTCTATTTCTTCTTCTATATTATTACGAGTAGATTCTGGCATTGCAGGATATCTATCTCTATGTAATGCAAGTAACTCATCAACTGTTAAGTCCACTTCATATTTTTGTTGTGATGAATTTATTGTTTCAAAAATTGTTGAGTATTCTTTTGGAAACATATCTTTTGATAAAATGTTTTTAGCTTTATCCCAAAACTCTTTTCGTAGACACAATGCTATTACTTGTTTTTCAATCACAGTATACCACCATTTTTATACAATCAATAACACTTTGTTTTTCATCTTGATTTTCTTCATTCTTTTTTTTATCTTCCGATTTATCTTTTGAATCTTCAGCAACAATTGTTATAGCCCTTGCAGTTTCTTTCGCAACAAAAAATGCACAACCATTTAACATTGTAATTACAAATAATAATAAAATAATTTTATTTAAAATTTTCATCTCTTTCTTTTTCTGTTTTAAACCATTCAATGTCAATGACATTTTCATTTTCATCTTGATGTTCTATACCATAAATTAAACCATTATTATTATCTTTCCCATTCCAATCAACTTTAATTTTCATTTTTTTCTCCAATTTTATAATCTTCAATTAACTCATCCATTTCTAATTTCATTTGTTCCACTCTTTGCATAATGTCATCTAAATCTCTGTCATCCTCTGTCACAAGAATCTTCCCTAACTCATTGAAAATATTAGATAATTTATCTTGAATTTCAGTTAGTTCAAACTTGTGTTCAGAGGACAATTTCATTCTATTCTAGTATTTTCCATATTTCATTTTTTGTTAGCACTTTTAAATCTCTATCTAATGTTACTAACTTTGTTGGCACTTTAGATTTAATTCGCATAACCATATCAATTGCTTTTCTTGTTGCGTCTTTATCTAATGCTACTATTACTACTAAACTATCAGCTATTATTCGCAAGGCTTCATTTGTTAAATGTGTTCCCATTAATGCAATGCCTGTATATCTATCTGATACAGCACACGCACTAGCACAATCTTCACACACTACTGACACACCACTATCGCCTATTACAAATGGATATTTACTTTTGTTATATCTATGCCACTTTGAACCATACTTACCTAATCTTCTTCCAACAGCATCTACAATTTTGTTATTGTATCTAACTAAAAATACAACTCTATCATTTTTAACATCATATAAAATGTTATCTAAATTTTTTAAATATGCTGACCAACAATTATTATTTTGTAGATATAATTTTGCTCTATCATTTTTACTTATTGATATAAAGTAATCTGGTATTGTATATTCTGTATCTACATTAATCTGTTCGCTGTTATTAATAGTAGCATTAAATATTTCTTTTGTTATTTTGTTGTTATTAAAACCAGATATAGTACAATCAGCATGATAACAATTATATAATAAATGAGTACCAGAATTTGTTACTGAAAAAGTATTACTATGATTACAGACAGGGCAATCACCTCGATGTGATTCTCCTATGTTTAAGTTTAAAGTATTTAAATATTCCTGTAGCATATAATAGTACCCCTGTAGCAAAGTAATGAAACTATAATTATCATATTGGGGAGGTATCGCAAGATAAAAAAAAATAAAAAAAAAATAAAAAAAGTATTGCCATAGATATTCAGTAGTCTATTTATATAATTACAATATTAATTTGGTTGACTACCAATGAAAAGTCTTAAATGACACTACAGGATATGGGTCAATAATTAAGTTCCTGTCCCGATGAATTGACATCGTGGGTATAAAACACACCCAAGTTAATATTGTTTAGTAGTAGGCATAAATATAACAGGTTTTTTAGTAACTGGTCATTGTTGAAATCAAGACGTTAAAAAAGGAAGGCTTACTAAGTGCTACTAATGAGTAAATAGAGAGTTGGGTAAAGAGAGTCGCTAGGATAAAACCGCCTGTGACGAAATAAGTTAATGTTATGAAACGCCCTGTTCCCACAGTAACAAATAAGGTTACTCTATTTACGACTGCTCGATTGTGAGGTTGTACTGCAGTATAAATTAGGAAACTTTCAAATAGTGAAAACCTACGCCCTTGGCGGGTATCACTTAAGGGCTTGGGTAGTGCCAAATGTTATATACAAATAAACTACCCAAATTTACTTGGGCTATACATCCCTAGTACTGAAACGATGATGAGGAAAGAAATCGGGGTCATCTAGTATAGTCCAAGTTTAATGAAAGGAGAAAAAATGGCACATATATTGTGGATTGTAATTTTAATAATAATAGTGGTGGCGTTAATATGAGTGCTACTACATATAGAAGTTTAGATGTTGTATCTGTTACTTTAGGTTGTAGTGGATATGGCACAAAGAAAGCATTTTTGCATATACATTTATCTGATGGAAAAATTGTTAGATTTAACGAATGGGATGAAAAAGAATTAAATATGTTAAAAGATATTTTAAATAATAATACTAAAGTTGGAATTAAAAAGAAACGTAGATACTATTATTTAGAAAGTATTGTAGGTAAAGAAAAATGAAAGAACGACTAAAACGAATACATATTAATATGCATAAAATTAAATTCAATGCAAAGAATGGAACGAATGAACCAGTAATTACTGTTAAGACAAGTAAAGAAAATATTTATGCACATACAGTAAAAATATTAGGTGGTTCTGATATTGTTTATAGACCAGATAAGCCTTTAAGTTGTGGGGCTAAAGTTTGGATAGAAACTTATAATCCTGTTGTTATAAATAAGGATTGGGATATTAAAGTAATATAATGGGATTGTGGTTGTTAGATAATACTTTAACTAAAGCACAAATATATAATGGTAAAAGTAAAGCAGAAAAGAGTTTATTAAGATACCATTATAAATTACGAGATAGAGCATTGAGAGAGCCGAGAACAGTACAACAAAAATTAGATAGGATTAATTTAGATAGAGTATCTACAATTTTAAGAAAAAGATATGGTTGGAACTAAAAAGAAAAAATTAACAGCAGAACAGTTGGATGAAATGAACGAATACATGGAAAAATTGTTAGAGGAAAATCAAGTGTTAGGGGAAAGATGTAAAGATTTTTTATATAATGTTAGAAAGAATTTGTTAGAAGAAATAAATGTTAGTGACTTACCTAGAGAATTGTTAGTATATTTGTTACAAAGAGAACTGTTAATTGTATCTAAAAATTTGTTACCCACAAAAAATTTAGACCATGCATTAATAATAATTCACGAGGCTATTGCAGATACACTAAAAGATAATTTGTATCCACCATCACAAGAAAAAATATCAATACATTAATTGTAGATAAATAAAATTAATTTCATTTAGGGGTTGTGATACTTTTTTAATAGTCTAGATATATAAATATGATTATATCATTGTGTAATGATACTAGCTTCGATAAAGGGCTTCAAAGTATTGTAATAAATTTTAGTAGTTTAAAAAATACACAAAACTACTTTTTTAATAATTATAGGAGATACATAAAATGAAAATACAAGTTACAGAAGACCATATTAAAAGAGGGGAGCCACAAAATTGTGAAAGTTGTGCAGTTGCATTAGCATTAAAAGAAAAGTTGTCTAACGATTATGAAATTAGTGTTTTTAAAGGCGGAGAATATAACCATGTTTATTTTGATATACACCATAAAAACAATGATTTAGAAATAGATAATACAATTAATGAAATAGATTTAGATAATTTAGGTACATTTATTGAAACATTTGATAAAAATTATGAATGGGATTTTGATAATAAAGTTTCTGTACATAAAGAAAAAAATAAATATGCAGTTGAGCCTTTTGAATTTAATGTAGAAATTGAAGGTTTAAATGGATAAACACAGACAATTAAAAGAACGTAAATTTCGTAAAGGTGCTGTTCATAATAGAAAAAAAATATTTAGTGCAGATAAATCAGAAGAGCATGAAAGACATTGTAATATATGTAGTAAAAAATTTATGGCACAAAATAAATTTATTAGGTTTTGTGATTTATGTAAAACAGAGGAAGAGTATAAATTTGGTTATGATTTAACAACATTTGGAAAAGGGGATTATATAACATGACATTAATAGAATTTATGGATAAGTTAAAAAATATTGTAGATAACAATATTAAAAATAAAAAAGATATTTCAAAACATGATGTATATTTTTTTGCAGAAGATGAATATCAAACTTTTGATGTTAAAATTGATAATATAGAAATAGAAGATAACAAAATATTTTTGAGTTAAATTTAGTGTAGGTACAGTAGGTTATTGCTGTAATAAGGATATCGCCCTATTGTACCTACAGTAAGTTTAATAGTTTTGGGTGTATTATTGCAATACTAGTTAGAAATACTTAATGCGTGGTTAAATGGGTTGTCAGCAAAACTACCGCCCAAAAAAGAAAAGGGGATACAATGAAAGTTAGAAAATTATTAGAGATACAAAGTACAGTTGAAGAGGCGGTTGTACCTTGTGATATGAATGAAGATGATTTGGAAAAACATTATTCAGAATCTAAAGACAAATACATAGATATATTAGATATGGATTTAATTCATTTAGTTAGAAGTTATTCAAAATGTATTCGTAGCAATAATCTTACAAATAAAATTAATGAGAGTGATAAAGAAGATTTAAGAAAAAAGGTAGATAGTATATTAAAAGAAACTTATGGTATTAGAGAAATACTTGATAAAAATGAAAAGTAAAACACAATTAGCAATAGAAAATGGCAGAACAATATATACAAATAATGTTTATGATAGTGTTTCTCATAATGGTTGGTTATTAAAAGTATCTAACAATAAAAAATTAGGTAAAGTAAAAATTGTTAAAGGAAGCCATAAAGGTAAATACATTTATAGTTTGTCATTAGAGGAACGAAAAACTTGTCCTAAAACTTGTTTCCATTGGAAAACTTGTTATGGCAATAATATGCCTTTTGCTCATAGATTTATGGGTAACGATAAATTAATGTTACGATTAGAAAATGAATTAAATTTGTTATCCATAAAACATAAAGAGGGTATATTAATTAGGCTTCATGTTGTTGGGGATTTTTTTTCTGTTAGGTATGTAAAATTCTGGAAAAAAATGTTATTTAAATACAGTAATATTTCAATATTTGGTTATACCGCCAGAACTCCATTTTCAGAAATAGGTAAAGAAATTGTTAATTTAAGAAATAAAATTTGGGATAGATTTTCTGTTAGGTTTTCCAATTCTGTTATGGAATTATCGGCTAATTCTGAAAATTTGTTAAACTTAAAAAAAGGTATAATTTGTCCTGAACAATTAGATAAAACAAAAAATTGTGCTAATTGTGGTTTATGTTGGAATAAAAATATAGATAATATAATTTTTAAAACTCATTAATTATTGTAAATAAATAAATAGTTGCAATACAAATTTCTGATGTTAAATAGTATATAAATAAACTTTTAACAAAGGAGAATATATGTCAGAAGTAATGACGCATGGTGCTAAACTTACCGATAAAAAAGTTCATCACAATATTGAAGATACTAGTTTTTTCGATATTCCACTAGCTACAACAAAAGAAAATTTTTGTAAGCATGATGGAAAATTAATTCCATTAAATGACGCTGTTACTGTTCTAAGAACAGATACAAATACAGTTTTAGGTAGACCTCGTTCAGACAAATACAAAGTTATTAATCCAAAATTATTATTTGATAGACACGCTGAAAAATTATTGGAAAGTGATTTACCAACAGATAATTTAGAAATTACTGATTGGAGTTTTGATAATGGGGCTAAGTCTTTAAGAACTACAAAATTAAATGATTTAGATTTTGAAATTGGTGGTGGAGATTCTGTAAAAGCTAGGCAAGATGTTTTTACAAGTCTAGATTTATCATGGAGATTTCAAGTTTTTAATGGGGGCTATCGTTCACTGTGTGAAAACACTTTAGTTTTTGGTGGAGAGAAATTGTATCATCAAAAAAAGAAACATACTAAAGGAATTTCTGTTGAAAGCATTTTAACAAAACTAGATAAATCGTTGGAACAATTTTATAACAATAAAGATGAAATGTTAAAATGGCGTGATAGTAAAGTTTCAGATGAGCAAGTAGCTAAATTGTTTTCTGATACTATCTGTAAAAAACCTTTAGCAGATTTAAAGAAAAAAACTGACCCAAATATTTCTGTTATTAATCAAAAATTATTTGATTATTTAATGTACAGATATTGGGAAGAAGTTGGAAGTCTAGGAAAAAACCTTTGGGCTGTTTATAATGCTTTAACTCATTGGTCTACTCATACTGACGCAGAATGGGAACGCCAAAACGATAAAGGCGTTTTTGTATTACTTAAAACAAGTCGTGGTAGTTCCGATAAGAATTTAGTTGCTACTAGAAGACAAGACGCTGTTAGAGAAGTTTTGTCATCTGATGAATGGAAAAAACTTTATGCATAATGTATCTGTAAATTATTGTGTAACTTGTAGGGATAAAGGCATTAAAAAAGAAATAATTGTTAATCAATATTCGCCTAGTGATATTTGTAACGATTGTAAGCCTAAATCCATTGACGCTAAATCTGTTATTGATGAAATTAAAACAAATGCAGTTGTAAAAAATGAAGCTGTTAATTTGTTGAAAGAAATACGCATAATTTCTGGTATTAATTCAAGAAAATCAGTAGAATCAATGAATACAATTAGAAATGAATTTGGTTATATAAATAAATTAATTGATGATTTTGTAAAAAATAACAATATTAAAAACTTTAAAAAATAATATTAAATCAATAGTTTTTTTCTATTGCGAATTAAATCCAATATTGTATTAATTTAAAAGGGGCTAAAAATTAGCCCTTTTTTAACATTTAAATACAGGGGCGGAAATGGACTTTTTTTTAACAATCTACAAAATTTTAGTACTATCATTAATTATATTAGCAATTATTATAATATTTTAACTTCCTATTTTTGCCTTATTCCTTTAATAAAGAATAATAATTAATCTTTAACAAAGGAAAAACATGAAGAAAAAATACTTAACTAGACCCTATTTAAATATGCAAAAAGGCACAGTTCCCACAGATGCTTATAAATCTGGTAAGGCTGTTGGGCTGTTGTTTACTCTAGATTTTTTAACACACCAAGCAGAAGGACAATGTGTTTCAATATTAAATCAAACTGAAAAATATATTCGTTCAGAATTAAATAAATTAAATGTTAAATTGGAAGTTAAAACAGATGAAGTTGAAATAAATAGCCTAGATGATTTAGAGATTAATCTAAATATGAATAGAGGTAACCCAATGAATGAAGGGACGGATTAATATGGAACAAATTAGATTCTTGCTTAAATCAAAAATTGAAGACTATAATGAAAAAGCAATTAAAAATAAATATAATCGCAGTATTGATAAATCTTATTTAAAGAGTTTACCTAGAAGAAATAATGATAAAAATTTAACTAGATTTCCTATAATTTACTCAATGTTACAAGATAATGATATTATGCGTTGTTTAATCTGTACAAACAGAAAACCAACAGTAAACACGCATAAGGGACAAAATCATATAGTTTTGGATATGAGTTTAAAAGATTATAAACTTTTACCAATAGTAATAGTAAATGAATGATATATTTTTGTATTTAATAATAATCATTGTAGGCTGTATAATTTTAGCTTATTATAATAATCGCTAAAAATATAAGGGGCTGTTCGTTAATGTAATAGCCCCAAATAAAAAAGGTTAAAAAAATGAATAAACCGAAAAATATAAATAAAAAAGATTGGGAAATTATGACGTATTACACTCAATGTTTTATTATCCTAGTTATTGGGCTGTTCTCTGGTTGGGCTGTTCTTGGGCTAGTATTAACGAAAGTAGGTATATAATGGCTTTATCTAGAAAGCATTTTGAACAATTCGCAGATTTTATGGTTGATTTGTGGAGTAGAAACAAAAACCTTAAAAGACGCTTAATGATAGAAATTGATTTAATTAATGAAGGCTATAATAATATTATAACTAATGAAATGAAGGAAAAAATAGCAGAAAATATTGAGTTTAGATTAACAGAATATTATAATAATACAGGCAAGGAATTACAGCTATTACTAGATAAAAACGGGCTTAGATTTAATAAATATAGGTTTAAGAATTATATTCTTGCAAGATGTGAAAAAAATGATACAAAAATAGAATTAATTAACCCAAACCAAAGGAATAAAATGCAAGTTCATATTTAAACTAAATTACTCCTCCTTGAATTAATGACAAGCCCCGCTAAATGCGGGGTTTTTTTATGTGTAAAATTAATTAATAATTACACAAGATTTAATTAAACTAATCACTATTTAAATAATTATGAAAACAATAAAAAACTTAATTATAATTGCTGTATTTATATATCTATATTTCTTTATCTTTATAAGTATTGCTCTAGTTCTTGGTAGTTTATACTAGTCTATTATATTCTGCTGTATTCTGTGTAAATCTAGGTATATTCTTGTATTATGTTGAGTATGCCTAGTTGTGCCAAATATTGCCCTAGAATGTCTAATTTGCCCTTGTATATCATAGTATTACTAGATTATAGCTAGATGGATATTATGCCTAATATTACGCTAGATTATAATAATATAAACCTAATAACTACTAGACTATATCTAATAATACTAATCGGACACTAGTATAAGCTAAAGTAATATAATAGTATTAAAAAATTGTAGGATTATATTAAAGAACTCTTGCGTTATAACTAAT